AAGATATGTTGCATTGTGTAAAATTGTCTTTTAACATTGCATCAACAAATAAAACAAACAAATATGGATTTAATCTACCTAATCATCATCACACCCATTGCCATTGCGGCGATGTTTATTGTGTGGAAATTAAAGCAGTATTCAAGGGACATCAACCGGATGCCGGAAGCCAAACCCTATGAATTCGAGAAAGACAAGTATTTGCCGACATTCGACGAATACACCCAAACCATTTATCAACACAAATTTTACAAAGGAAAGGGATGTCGGTCATGATAAATTTAATCGCATTTGTATCTTTCATGTCATTCATTGTGACTGCATTGGCCTACAATGCAAGCCGAGCCCAAGTCAGGGGATTGACAAAGCAAGTTTTTCGATTGACTAAGGCATGCACCGAAGCGGAATTGAATGCGCTTGATATCAAAAGCAAGTTGAACCAAAAATGCGACATCCTGAATACATGGGTGAATTCGCACAATGATTTGATTGAACAAAACACCAATTTACAATCGGAATTGTCGGTGTTCAAAGCAAAGCAAACCAAAAAGCGGGAATGGGATAAATTGTATAAAAGGCAAGTCAGGGCCAAAAAGTCAACTTATAAGTTGATTTCAGCAAAAAAATAACAACCTACAAGATGAAAAATAACACCCCTAAAATTTTGACATTTCTTCGAGGTATCGATGAAGGTCACATCGCAAACATGCGCGCAGAAATTTATTGGAAAATAAAGAATGCGCCATCCATTTCAACCCGATCATTGATATTGGAATGCGGATCACACCAATCGGTGACATCTTCATTGTCATCACTGGAATCCGATGGCCTGATCAGGAAGTCCGGTCAAATCACAATGGATGGCAACATTTATTCGCAATGGGTCGCATTAAGCGACATTGATGGCATCGAAAGTCATGCAAATCATATCGACATGCAAAAGCGATTGCAATGGGCGGAAAGGGCCTTAAAATGCGGATGGATTGACAATCAGGTTTTTGCATTCCTGATCAGTTATTTGAAAGTTGAAATTTACATGAGCAATGACAAACAATAAACAAAGTATGGAACTATATACGGGACAACAATTGGTAAATACTATTGATGCAATTAGGGATTACCTTAAAAATTACCCCGAAAAATTCCACGAATCAATGATTGAAAAACACCTTAAAAATTTAACCCCCATCGAACTACCAAGTGATGAGGAGATACAAAAAGAATCATTAAAAAGTGATTTTGAATATACCTTTCGTAATGGTGCAAAATGGATGCGTGATAAAATACAAGGAGGTGAGCAATGACAAACAATAAACAACAAACGGCAGTAGAGCAATTAATAAACCATTTAATTGAATATGGGTTTGATTTATCACTTCATAAAATGGAAATTGAACATTTTAAAGAAATGCAAAAAGACCAACATATAAAAAGTTGGGAGGCTGGTCTAATGAAAGTTGACTTTAATGAATACTACGAACAAACCTACGGAGGAGGTGAGCAATGACAAACAATAAACAACAAAATATGAAAACACCAATTGAAAACCTTATCGCATGGTTGAAATTAAACCATCCGGATGCAGTGCCATCACAAACCGAAATTGAAAGATGGGTGATGGCTGAAAAAATCGACAATCAAATGGCATACAATGCCGGATTTGCAAATGCAAAGCGCATTTATCAAATGGAGGGGGTCGAATTATGACAACTAATCCAATAAAATTCAAAATCACTGTGGAACATTGGGAAGAAATAATTTCCATCGAAACCGGTCATCCGGCCGATATTCATGAATTTATGATGACAGTGAAATCAATTGCGCTTGCAATGGGCTATTCTCAAAATTGTTTAACCGAATATTGGAATGATGGTGAATGTTCTTGAATTATTTGTGATTTGCGCCATGATATTGGTTGCATTCATAGTTGGATATCAAACCGGAAAAGAAGATGCAAATGAAAGCAAGTAATAAGCCAAAAACACCCATGCATGAGTTTGTCAGTTATTTCGATAAGCAATTGGAAATGTTGGAACCATTCGCAAAGAAAGATTCATCCATTTTGCCATTGATCGAAATCACAAAGAAGCATCGGGACAAAGCGGTCGAATTAATGGAAACCGAAATTGTTGCATTGCGCCATTCATGGAATGATTTGATGTTCGATTCCTTTTTGAATTACATGCGATATTTTTATCAGGAAAGAAAATGAAGATAGACAAAACACCAACCGAAATGATTGCGGAATTATTCAAGGATCAAGAAACAATCACAAACAAACAATTAATGAATGCGCTGGACACAATCAAACCATTTGAACTGATGACATTGCGCGCGGTGCATTATGATGGTAAAAACACAATATTAAACAATGAAACAACTGATGACCGAATTAAAAGATTATTTCCCCGAATATATCAAGCAAAAAAGTAAAATTCAAAGGTTAGAAAATGAAATAATCAAGATCCGCGAACAATATGAAAGGGAAATTGCAGTTCTTAAAACTGAAATAATCAAACCGAAAGTTGTATTCCGGTCAAAATATGTTGATCAGGCAATTGATAAGGAAAATATTTTTGCATCCCGCATGGATTTATTGAATCGGGTTTTGCAAGTCATTTGTGAAGTTGGTTCAATGACACCGGCCCGCATATTGGGCCGGATGCGCGATGGTGACACAATCATGATGCGCCATTTATATTGCTATGTTTTGCGCAAACAATTCAATTTTACATTCAAAGAAATTGGCAAAAAGATGGGCCGCGATCATTCGACCATCATCCATGCATGCGGTGCATTCGAAGATTGGTTGTTGTTTAACAAATCAGCCAAGGCGATGCATCACAATGTCTTATCACAACTAAATATTAACACCGATGAATGCAAATAATACTTATCAAGAAAGAAATTCAGTTCCAAATATTGCCGAAGATTTATTCATCAAATATATGACCGAGAAAGGATATAAATTGCAGCGGTTTGGGTTTGATGAAAAGAATGATCCGATTGATGGATTTTTCAAAACACACCAATTCATCCGGTCCATTCCTGACTTTGTTTGGCTGGATAAAAGAAAACCAAAATTTGTGATGACATATTTTCATGTCAAAGGTTCTAATAAAATCAAGATTGACGACCTGATTAATTACAGTTTATTTGAACAATTATTCATGAAAGAAGGTGTTGTCAAATATGTATTCATGCATGATGAATCAGGGCCAATTTTTAAGTCATTAAAAGAAATTAGGCATGAAATGACTGGTCAAAAGGTTTGCCAATGGCATGATGGTAATCAATATATTCCATTGGATTTATAGTCATGGCAGAAAATAAGAAATCATTTTTGTTGTATTGTGATATCATTCATACAATTCAGCAATTAAGCGACGAACAAGCCGGCAATTTATTTAAGCATATTTTGCAATATGTCAATGATCAAAATCCATCAACTGACAATGTAATTACCAACATCGCATTTGAGCCGATCAAACAACAATTGAAAAGGGATTTGATGAAATATGATTCGATTCGCAAAAGGAATTCAGAAAATGCAAAGATGCGATGGGATGCGACCGCATGCGACCGCATACCAAATCATACCAAAAATGCCGATAATGATAATGATAATGATAATGATATAAAAAAGAAAAGGGAAAAAGCCATCCCGATGGGCGATGTTCCATCGCATTTGGTTAAACCTTTGGAACTATGGTTGAACTACAAAAAAGAAAAAAGACAGAAATACACAAAAATTGGATTGCAACAACTAATCGACAAAATGAAAAAATACACAAATGAAAAACAAGCCATGCAAGACATCACCCATTCGATTGCTAACAACTGGTCCGGCATCTATGCATCATCGGAAAAAGAACAAACACAACCAATGTATAAAAAATTATGATGTTTATATCTGAATTGAAACACAACAAATTCGCGGTGATGTCCGGCGGTGAAATCATATTCATCGGGACATATTATGAATGCTCACTATTTATCAGCCAAGCCAATGGAGAAATATAAAATTCAGCCATCGCGCAATGCATGGATCATTTCCAAATTCGATGAATTCAAGCGGACCAATTTGGTGATCATGCATCGCCCAAAGGGTGTAACCCAAGAACAATTCGATAAATTTATCAAATCCCTAAAAATACAAATCCAATGAAAAATGAAGAATATATAATCGGGCAAATATTGTTTTACCAACAATTGCATCACCATTTGCCAAAGATCAATCCAAAATGGTTCAAGGATGCGGACAACCAAACAATCATCACCGCCATGCAAAGGGTCTATATGCTGGGTGATATTGTTGATCCGATGACAATGAATAAGCATTTGGACCGCAAACAATTAATTAAGGCGATTCAATATCGCGAATCGGTTTGGTCCGGTGCGGATATCAGGAAACAAATCATCGAAATCCAATATGATTTTATCTTGGATGAGTTAAAAACAAAAATACAAACAACCAATTGGGATGGTGGGTTGCTGGATATTAAAAGCAAATTGCAGTCAGCATTGGATGAATCAGTTGTGGATGTCGGCAATGACCCAAAAGATATCAATGCGGTGTCATCGAATGTCATGACAACCATTCGCCAATCAATGGCAAGGGGTGAAAAGTTGACCGGCAAATCATCAGGATGGAACAAATTGGATTCGACCATTGGCGGATATAATGCCGGCGATTTGATTGTTGTCGCTGGTCGCCCCGGCATGGGTAAAACTGCAATAGCATTAACCTTTGCCCATGACTTTGCATTGAAGGGCGGTCGGGTGTTGTTCTTATCGCTTGAAATGAGCAATGAGCAATTGGCGAAAAGATATATCAGTTTGGTGGGTCAAATAGCAAACCACCGGATCCGAAACAATACCATGTTCGAACATGAAATGAAAGTGGTTGAAGCATTCATGAAACAACCGCCGATGACATTCCACATCGATGATGATGTCGACACATCATTGGCCATGATCCGCGGCAAATGCAAATTGCATAAGGCAAAGCATGGGTTGGACCTGATCATCATTGATTATATCCAATTGATTCGAGTAAACAAAGCCCATTCAAGGGAACAAGAGATCGCCGAAATATCAAGGGGGTTGAAGTTGCTGGCAAAGGAATTAAATTGCACTGTGATGATATTGGCGCAATTGTCAAGGAAACCCGAAGAAAGAAGCGATAAGCGGCCGATGCTTAGTGACCTAAGGGAATCAGGTGCCATCGAACAAGATGCCGATGCGGTGTTGTTTCCATTCCGTCCGGCCTATTATGAGCGGGACCGACCGCCAATTGAAGATGCTGAATTGATTGTTGCAAAGAATAGACATGGCGAATCAGGAATGATCCCGGTCACCTTCGATGGGATGTTAACCAAGTACACCGAAGTATTGTTGTAATTGTTTACAAAATAATTGTTATAACTTTGCATCATGCCCATCATGCCATCATCAAAGATCCATCGACCGAATGTTCACACCGCGCATCGCCATCGGGAACCAAGATACAATACAACCGCATGGAGGGCCATTAGGCAATCAGTATTGCGCGACGAACCATTGTGCCGCGAATGTCGAAGCAATGACAACATCACCACCGCACAAATGGTTGATCATATCAATCCGGTTCGATTGGGTGGATCATTCACCGACCGCGACAACTTGCAACCATTGTGCAATTCATGTCATGCGGTGAAGTCAGGAAAGGAATCAAGGTTATGAAGCAATGCAGTAAGTGCAAACAATTGAAATCATTTGATTCATTTGCAAAGGATAGCAATCGCCCATCAGGATATCAATCAAGATGCCGGCCATGTGATTATGAAGCGCACAAGCAATGGCGATTGAATAAGTTTGGACCGCCACAACCAAGGCAAACCAAATACAAAAGCGAAGAAGAAAGAAGGAATGCGCGAATAGAATCAAAAAGAAATCGGGCATTAAATATGACTGATGATCAAAGGAAAAAAGAAAGGGTTGCCCGAAACAAAAGGGATGCAATCAAGATGAATGATCCAATGATCAGGTTGAAAAGGAATATCAAATCAATTGCATTGAATGGATTTAAGAAAGGATATTCGATTGATGCAATGCCATTTCATTTGTTTGGGTGTTCGCATAGTGAATTGATCAATCATATTCAATCACAGTTCGAACCATGGATGACATGGAACAATCGGGGATTTGGAATCAGGG